AGTTCACGGGCTTTCAGTTCCAATTCCTCGCGGGTAATTGGCGAATTATCCGCTGATTCTTCAAAATCCTCCACCGATTTTGACGGGTTTAAAAACGCGTCTACTGCTTTAATTAAGCTCTCACTCCATCCATTGGCCAGCAAATGAGCGCATTCCTTTTCGTCATTGGCTACAGTAAATCCATAAGTCGTTCCGCTTGGCCCAAAATGCTCGCCTGGGCAGCGATAAACAAGAACAGGGTATTCCATATTACTTTGCTTTCTTTGCTGTCTTAGCAGCGGATTTAAACGCCGCAGTTGTAGGGGCGCCTTTAGTGCCAGGCTTCCTCATTCGTTCTTTAGATCCTTTTTCAATGCGCTCACGCTTCGCGTGAATATTCGCATAAAGACCAGTTTTCATTTTTTCGCCTTTGCAGGAGCCTTGCTAGGCTTTCCAGCTTTCAATGCAGCAGTGCGCGCGGTAGATAGTGCAATCGCTACAGCCTGCTTTTGTGGCTTGCCCGATTTCACCTCTTTGGAGATGTTAGAGCTAATTGTTTTCTGGCTGTAGCCTTTTTTCAGCGGCATTTTATTTGCTCCAGTAATAAGCCCGAGGATTGCTCCCCGGGCTATTTTTACAGCTTAGGACAGGCGATACACAACAAAGGTATCAGCAGCCGTTTTGCGGACGCGGAAGCGAGCAGCCGCGCCGGAAGTGCCAGCGGTAGCAGCAGCGCCAACGATCGTTACGCCAGTGTTGACGGTGATCGTAAGAGCAAATGCAGCAAGCGTGATCAGCGAGAAATCGAAACTGTCACCAACTGCAAATTCCGACGCCGCATCAAGAACAGCACCAGTGGGAAGCTGGATATTACGGCCAGCAGTTGGAGTGGCGGTAACGATGCCGCTCAACAGAGAAGCAGCGGTAAATGCCATTGAGCCGCCGTCTGCAATGTCAGTGGGAGCGCCTTGAACTTGGGAATTAAGACGCAGCTGCTGCACTTGGGGAGCGGTGCCGACTTCATAATAAACAGGCTGGCTACCGGTAGACTCAACAACGATGGTTGCGCCGGCAGAATAGGAACCGAAAACGGTCTGGCCATTCTTTACGGTGCCAATCAAAGTAGTTTGGTCAGGATAGTTAGGAAACCCGATAGTACGGGAAACCTGCGCTTCACCTTGCGTGAAAACTGCAATGGATTCGCCAGACGGGATGGTAACGGTAGCTTTTCCGTTGACTGCAACGATGTTAGACATAATTTTCCTTTCTAAATTTTAAAAAGGCCGGATTTCTCCGGCCAGTGTTTCTTAGGTCTGCGAGAACATGATCACGCCAGACATTTCCGGCTGCTTGTTCACCACGCCAAACAGAGTATCGAGACGATATTTAGTTTTCATCGTGTTGATGTCGTACTGCTTCTGCATGACCAACTCGATGCCTTGGTCAGTAGAAGCACGCATCACAGCAGCGCCAGCATCAGCAGGAACGGCATAACGACCGGGCAGAATCTCAAGCGAATCACGCTGCCAGAACGGGTTCACAAAGTTGCTGACCGTATTCAGGAACACGATAGAGGCATTGGATGCAGTCGTGTTTGCAACGCAGTTCTGATACTGAATTTCTGCGTCGGTGCCGCCCTGCGCGGTAATCAGCGGTGGGCTGATAACCAGAGTGGTTGCGCTTGGCACAGAGATGACGCGGAAAGTCTTAAGCTGCCCGGTATCGCCTTTGGTGATGTGATGCACAGCGTTAATGCCAGCGATGGTGAATGCATCGCCTGCAGCAACGTTGGTTGTGCTGGAGACAGTGATGGTCTGGAAACGGTTGTCTACGTTAGCAGTTTCACCAGTAGCAGCAACAGATGTCGCTTTCGGGACATAGTAATTGCCAGCAGAGACGCGGGTATCAACGGTCAGACCTGCACCACCGGCAGCAGCTGCTTTGCGGTTTGCGTAGTCAAACTTATAGGTTTGGAAGCTGGCCATTTCGCCGACAAACGCCTTGCGCAGTGCGCGGTCGCTGATCTCGTTACCAAAGGAACGAGAGGCTTTCGACAGATCATTCGCCATGCCGTTATAGTCACGAGTGGACAGAGCCAAGAAACGATCATAAGACGGAACGCCTTGTTCGTTCATGATGGCCTCGCACTGAGCTACATCATCAAAACCAGATGCTGCAGCAGTACGTTTAACGAACAGTGTTCCCTGATTAGCTGCAACGTTCATGATTGCAACGTTGATGTCAGAAGCCAGCTTCTGTTTTGCAGCGTCGCCAAGACGACCCTCTTGCAGGCTATCGCGCAGCTCAGTTGCAGTCATAACCCACGGGACCGACTTGCTAAACCCGATAGTTGCGGGAACAGACAACTGCGTGAAATCGTCAAAGTTCGACGACATATCGGTTCCATTGTACGACGTGGCAATGTACGGCTGAGGGCGCCAGATAACATTGTTAGTGCGCTCCATCATAGTCTGGTCGGTGTTGTACACCGCGACGTTTTTGGACAGTACCAAAGCATCCTGGAAGCCTTCCAGAATATCCTCAAACGCTACGCGTTCCTCTTTGCTAAAGCTATTAGCCATTTTTAAAACTCCTGATTAAATAGATTTATTACGAAGCTGCCGTTTATAAGCCATGACTTTTGAAATATCGCCAGTCTTTTCGGCTTCAGCTCGCAGCCGTTCTAGGGTTGAGTCAACCGCCCCAGACACTCTGCCAGTTCCTTGCACAGTGCGCTCGGGTGGTGGTGCCGCCTTTCGGTTTGTAACTTTCAATTCTTTCTCCAGTTTCGCAACCGTAAAGGCGAACTTTACGTGGTCTTTGATGTCAGCGATCTCCTTTGCCTTCTTAGGATTCTTGCCGAGTGCGTAAACTACCAGTGCAGGATTTTCTGCGCCGTGAACCACCATCCATTGCTGTGTCAAGTCAAAAAGATCATGAACTACATACTCAGCATCTTCAAAGTCTTTAACATTTAGCCCGGCTTTAGCCTTACTGTAATAATCAAGTCTTGCCTGTAAAGCGTCGTGCTGCGCCTGTTCTTCTTGGCGCGCTTTCTCGGCGTCTTGATCAGCTGCGCGTTTTCGCTCGTACCAATCAGATAAAGCAGCTTCGAATTTGTCGGTGTCGTAATCGTGATCCTCTAGCTTTGGTTTCGCCCCTAACACAACCGGCTTGTTCTCAGTTTGTGCTGTGGTTTGCAACTTAGCTTCAAGTTCTCGAATGCGACGTTCCTTTTCGCGGTTCTGTTTACGCAACTCGCGAACCCATTCAGGCGCACGAGGTTCTTCTGCTGGAGGTGGCGACTCCTCACCAATGGAAACTACAACCTCGTCTTCGTCATCTTTGGCTGGTTCACTTTCCGATTCGCCGTTCTCATGTTCTGTGATTGATTGCTCATCACTGACTTGTTCGACATGCTCATCGTCTGCATTTGCCTCGATGCCTTCAACTTCGATTTGATCTCCTGTTTCTGCCGTTTTTACCATCATTTACCCCATTAAACTCACCCATTAAAACGGCGGGTGGATACCGTTAAATTATTGCATTGGCTGCACCTGATTTGTCACAGTGCCGCCAATATCACGCGCCAAGTTCAGCGCGTGGTCTTGAGAATCCATATCAACATTGGATAACACCTCTACAGTACGCGCACGCGAAAGCTCGGCATCTGCAATTGTCTTAACAGTACTTGCGCGAGCCTGCGCGGCTTTTGCTTCAGCTTCCTGAGCGGCGCTCATTAGATACATAGATTGCGGATCAGGCTGCTGCCCTTGCATTATTGCTGCCAGCTCCTCCGCCTCTTTCTCCGTAGGCTCAACAACGCCCATGCGCACCAGTTTTTTGCGGAAGAAATCGCGCGCGTCACTAATGCCCTCACCCTCCATGTTCATCATGGCCATGGCCTGAAGAACCTGCTTGGTTTCTGGATCATCGCTAATCGCCATCATGCCAGTCAGTGCGCGAACGGTAGATGAACGCTTGCTGCTTGATGAAGGGCCAACCTCAACGTTAACGTCAAACTTAGCATTGCTGAGATCATTTTCTAATACGACTGCGCCCGTTTCTTCATCAAGAATTGGCTTCATCAATTCGACAGATTGAACCTCGTTCCCTGCCGTGATTGCCTTCATCTTGCGTCGTTCTTCGATGTAAATGTCTTTGGCCATCGAGAGCCAGACCTCGCCACAGCGTTTCATCCCTTTAGCAAAATTAGACATGTAAATAAACGTCTGCATGTCTAGGCGCTGCTGGATCATCTCAACGGCTTTGCCGGAGATGTTGCTCACCATTTTATCGGCCTGCTGTGCGCTGCCTAAAATCTCCTGCATGTCCTGTTCGGTGACCTGTAGCAATGCAGCCATTGCAGGCGGAATTGCTGGACTGCGCGTATATGCGACAGGTCCGCTAATTGATTGGTTACCGTTCTGATCAGTGACAGGATTGATTAGC